GAATATGGATGCCACATGCTCTTTTCATACGGCATGAAGTAAGGAGATCCTAAATCATCCCCATTATTCCACGAATCATAAACAGCAATTCCATTGGCTAGAATAACTAATCTGCCTCTAGGTAAATCTTCTGAAGGTTGAATGTATAATTCCTGAAATAATGCTTTCCCACCTAACTTAATATTTACAGATGACCCGTAATTGAATGGCGTTGCATACTTTAATCTCTCTAAAGTCTGTATTGCATAGCCAATTGATTCACCATCTTCAATTTTAGCCGCAGCACCAGTAAATCCTGGCTCATTACGGTTAAACATTTGCTGACCCCACTCACTATCCATGAGGTAGCTTTCCATAATCCAGGGCCATGTATCAAAATCCGTGTAGGACCAGTCAAAACTTATTGAAAATGGCGTCAATATAGCCACTTTACTGTCACCTGAATTCATCTCACGTGTCTTAATATCTCCCGTCACTGGGTCGACCACCTCATTACCTAACTCGTCATAAACAGGTATTTGAAACTTGCTCCCAGCCGATGAATCCCAGTAGTCTTTTCTAAAGCATGTACCGTAAACAAAGCCGTAATAAGCAGCTATTCTTGAGTTTAAAACCTCGTTATCAAGATGATACTTTGCATCAAGAATACGATTTGCAATAGCAGCTCTTGCATCACCATCTTCATTCTTCTCTGGTGCATAAACGTCAATTGTTGGTTTTGATTTTGTTGCGTATGAAACTAATGTGCGGATAATTGGCTCAATCTCGTTTGTAACATAGGCCTTTGAACGTAGAGCTTGATTGTCCTGAGCGTACAAATTCGATCCTACAAATTGCATTGTAGACGAAGCCTGAGGAATAATAGCCTGATTGCCATTAGCAAAGGCAGCATTTCTCTCCCACAATCTAATCAACATTTGCTTGTTAGACTGATCGGTCTCAAATGCCTTCTTGGCAAAGTCCTCTACTTTTTTTGTGCTCTCGTATAATTCTTTCAAAGATAGATTAGCCGGAGCATCTCGGCCAAGACGCTCCAGCTATATCAAAACTTCTATTCAACTTTTTCTTTACCCACAGGGATATGCTGACCAAACTCATCTACTGCTAGAACTTGGTCACTATCAGACGATCCGTAATACTCGCCCATAGGGGTATAGTCTGAGCGGAAGACCGGTAGCGAATTAGGGCTACTAATCGCTATCAGTCTATCCGCCAAACTCTTATTCTGTTCTCGGAGCCATGTTATCTGCTCCTTTAAATCACTGCATCTAAGGCACTTAGGCATTATGGTTGAGCCCCATTATTTAAACACCACATTTCATAAACTCCAGTTGAGTTCGCTGTACATACCATTGTAAAAACTGTACGGCTCAATGTTGTATCAAATGAGCTAACTCCACCTGGTGCAGGTGCATCATTTGTTGTTGGAGTAAATGTTACTACGCCACCAGCTTGTGAAGCTCCAATTGCTCCAACAATTGAGTTAGCACCTTCTCCACCAGCTCCAGGGCCAGTTGTAGCAGCACTAAAAACACCAGCTGCATTGTTGTATCCTGGTGCTATTACGCCCCCAGTTGTTCCACCATCACATGCGTATGTGCCAGTTATTCTAACCAAAGCGGGTGTATTTCCGCCGAAATATGTAACACTTGTTTGTGTTGAGTTAAAAGCCATGATCTTCTCTCCTTTGTTTGTTAAAAATTAATATCCGTAAACAATTGCGTTTACAGCCGTTAAACCTGCCGCATTTAAGTTTGTTCCATTTGGTACTTCACCAGATAATCCAGCTGAAATAGTGTGCGTATGCGTTGTTTCAGGTGTAACCTGATCTTGTGTACCCTCAATAACTACCTGACTCCACCCATCTGCATGATTTGTCTCTAGTGACTGAATGGTTCTGAAAAATCTATATTGCCCTGTACTTAAATCTTGTGTCGATCCAAAAACAGCGGCTGCTCTTACCAATCCATCACCATTCTGATTATTACATGCTAATATAATATCATTCCCATCTAAAGCCGGTAAAAATACCCAAGCATCTACTAAATTACCCAACATTGTTGCTGTTGCTCCTGAGGGTGCGAAACTTAAATTCTCACCAGTTGTGAATGCACCAGAAGGAGCAGTCACTGTGATATAACCAGCATCACCAACTACAGCCGTAACATTTGCTGTTTCTGTTGATGTTCCACCTGTTACCACATCACCAGGAGCTGGAGCGCCTACCACTGACCCTACATAAATTCTTATTGTTGATAAAACAGACGATTGTGACAAATTAACCATGTCTGAATTACCTGGACTTGATGCACCTGTCACACCTGCCCCACCTGCTGACGCATATACCTTCACACGCACACTCTCACTGCCAGATGGATTATCACCCAAAATCTCAAACCCATACCCAGACCCGGCAAGTTGATCGAATACAACCGATTTAATTTGACTCAATCCGAATGTCTTCGCACTAAGCGTTTCACCTGTTGTGGCATCATTGCCAGTGTTATTGTATGAAGTACCAAAAGCAACTTTGGCATCAACTCTCGTTAATGATCCGTCGCTTGCTGGACTCTGATTTGCTAATGTACATGTAATTGTTCCCATCTTTTTTCCCTCAATTTTCCGTGTGGATTAAATTTATATAAAATACTCCGCCAACTATAAAAAAATTACTCATCAAAACTGCTTTTACAGCTCTGCTTGATAAATAAGCGTTAACCACTGAGTCCAACGATTCTATGCTTTGACCGCTTAACGTCTTACTTTTCACTTTAAACCCCGTAACAAATTATCTGCACTGATCCCAATGCAGCACTTAAATTTGTACCATTTGCAACCTCTACAGATCCACCGCCTCCACCACCATAAGTATGATTATGTGTAGCTAATAAATTTCCTGCAAATACTGCCTGATCTACTGTTCCAGATGGTGTGCCAGCACTATCAGTACTTATAGTTCCACTTGGTGTTCCAGCACTCACAGAATCTATACTACCAGCAGGCACTCCTGCCGATGCTGATTGTGCACCTATATATAATCCTGTTATCTTGCATTCTGTAATTGCATCACCTGCAAAAAATGTAATCGTGTTACCTGGTGAATCAAAATGGCATTGCCCACTAGCTAATGCTATTGAATTTGGTATGATTGTTATTGGGCCTGTTATCCCACCGAATGTAGCATACACAGCATTTAAAATTGATTTTTGAATTACAATATTACCAACATTAGCTACTACAGGTATTGCTGCATCTTCTTGCCAAGTCAGCGTATGAGCATGATTGCCCATCGCATTCCCTGTAAATGTATGTGTATGACCTGCTAATGCATTGCCTGCAAAGTTATGGCTATGCCCTGCTAGCGCATTGCCTGTAAAATTCTGTGCATTAATTGAACCACTTGGAGTGCCACCACTTGTGCTGCTTGTGTTACCACCTACAACCGCTGCAGCTTGCAAAACTTTAAACCTAACAGGGGTTGGATAAGATACTGCAGGGCCACTTTGAGAATATAAAACTTCTATTTGATAACCTGATTCCTGATTGACTACTACGCGGCTAAACCCTGTCATGCCCACAATTGCAGGTAATAATAGCTCACCAGTTGTATTGTCATTGCCTGTGTTTGAGTAAACTCCAAACGATACAACGCAATCAACTCGCTTTTCAGAGCCAGCGTTTTTAGGATTAATACTAGATACAGTTATCGCCATTGAAAATAGGCGTGGATATTGTTATGCGTGTCAGCGCGCTTACATTCTCCACTGTTTTTAATTTAGAGTCAAAATAAATCTTTATAAATCAATAAAAATCTTCACTGGGTGGAGTATAACTCTTGTCGTACAGTTCCTCTTGTACTCCATTCTCACCCTCTTTTTCTTGCTGTGATGCCATGCGATAAAACCACTCATGTGATGTCTCTTTCTTTGCTACACCTTCTTTGAGATATCGTTCCTCAGAGAAATCCCTGACCATGCCAACCGCATGTATCAACGCGTCTGCTAAATCGTTCTTTTCACCTGCACCTCGAAACGATAGCATTTGACGCCTTGTGTCTTGAGTATTGACCCGCACACGTCCTTGGCTAAAAAAGTGACTCACACTCATAGCTCGTGCGACCTTATCTCTATTAGCTTTAAGTGGAGTTACCGGAATCCATAGTCTTTGACACTCTTGTATCAGTGCTTTCTGATACGCGACATCTTCAATACCAAAAAAATCTATATTGTATTTCTTGTGTACTGCTTGGATCATCTTGATTTGCTCTGCAAAGGTCCAATGACCGTGCAATGTTTCTAACTCGTGTATTGTTGCAGGATTAGTGTAACTTAGTCCAACCACGCATATTGCAGTCTCGTCGCTATGTTCCTTCTGAGATATCGCCGGATCTACAGCTGCATAGAATGCAGCGTATTCGTCTTTATCTGCAAAGCCGGACCGCATCCACTCTGGTTTAAAGATTATACCACCATGAGGAATAGGATCTTGTTGATACAGACATGACCAATCATACTCATCTATTGTGCGTCTAATGTCGTTTAACGCGTCTAAACTGTACGCCTCAGGCCATAAGGGCTTCTTGTTCTCATCTATCGCTTGTAACTTAATTACGGTCCAATCAGCCTTGTTTTCGTTTGCTAAGACACGTGCAACCAGATCATCCTCATGCCAGCGGGTCATTACTATCACAACGGCACCACCAGGCATCAATCGAGTATACGCTACTGATGTGTACCACTCCCATAACTTTTGTCGCATGATGTCACTATCCGCGTCTTCACGGCCCTTGACCGGATCATCTATTAGAAGGAAGTCAGCACCTCTACCGGTTAACGAACCGCCAGCACCAACAGCAAAATAGCTACCGCCTTTTTGTGTCTCAACACGCGATACAGATTGCACGTCAGGACGTATCTTACAGTCAGTAAAGATTGACTGAAACAGAGGATCTTGCAGCTGATCACGTACTTTACGACCGAAGTCATTACTTAGCTCTTGTCCATAAGTACTTGTGATTATGTATTTGCTTGGATTACGACCGAGAAACCATGCCGGGAAATATTGAGATATCAGCATTGACTTACCATGCCGAGGCGGTAGCGTGATGATTAACCTCTTAATTTTGCCGCTTTCTACGTCTGATAGAGCTTTAGCAATCGTTTTAATGTGCGATGGAATCTTGTAGTTATGATTGATTAGAAGGCAGTATTTAAGCAAGTTACTCTTTGCAGCTTCCAACAATCTCTTTTGAGTATCAGTATTTAGAGTCATTAGTTAAAGTAAAACTTTAAGTATTTAAGTGGTTATACAATAGTTAATATCTTACTTTAACTATTCATTACTATCTATCTGATAAATATCAGGTTCTGTATCTAATTCTAAAATCTTTTGTGCATGTTCACTAGTAATTGTAATATTAATCTGGCCTAAGTCCTTATTGTCTTTGCCAAATTCATCTTTAGCTTTGCGTTCTAGATACCATTTAGATGTTTCGACATCACCCGCATCGATTGCACTCATTACTACGTTACGAGCTCGAGTTTTTGCACTTGCTCTATATATAGACAGTTTTGCAGCAAAGTCTGGATCGTGTTTTAACAACTCATAGTATTG